TTTTATTAGGAGAACTATGATTATTATCCCTAATCAACGATTCTTGGATGAGCGAGATGAATTTCTCCCTGACCAAGAATATGACGTTGAGAATGAGAAAGCGTTTTATTACGCAAAGAATGGGTGGGCAGATATTAAGGGTTGGGATGAAATGGTTGAACGTCTGTATCCTTCTAAAGATACAGACTTAGATATTCAAGATGCTAAGTTAGGCGTGGAGTCTCAAAATGGCTAAATTTGCGCCTGATGAGATGCTTGACTTACATGCTGATTATGTAGATCAATCAGATAAGATGGTTGCTTGTTCTGCTCAACCTACTACATTTACTGAAGCTAATGCTACATTTGCACTAGCCGATGCAGCTATGACGGTTAATACGGATTATACAAAAGCTAATGGCGATACTAGCGGACGTAAAGTTACGGTAGCAGCTAAAAATGGTGTTAATGTTGATACTACTGGAACTGCTACTCATGTGGCTTTAATTAGCACCGGTGATTCTAAATTACGTTTTGTGACTACATGTACTAGCCAAGCCCTAACTAGTGGAAATACTGTCAATTTCCCAGCCTGGGATATTGAAACTGGCGATCCAACATAATTAGGGAGGGGCTAGGTGTCCAATATCTACCTAACCTCTGCCTCTGCTGATGCAGGAGTTACCGCAGGTTCAGGTACTAAATGGAAAGCAGATTTTACACCTGGCGCTTCTGCGACTCACTTAAATAAGAATACCGTTGTTGGTCCTACTGCTCCATTACAAATGACTGATGGAGCGGCAGGCACAGATGGTACTGCTGTTAGCTTTTATACTCCGCAATTATGGGGCGTAACAATTGCTGGTGCTATTACTTGTTCTTTATGGGATCGTGAAAATGCTACAGCTAACAATGTCGCTCCTACTATTAGAATTGAAAGAACTTCTAGTGATGGGACAGTTCAGTCAACTATTGTAGATGAAACTACCAACCACGGTGCCGCAGAGATGGGTACTACTGCTGGTGGCTCTGCTGATACTATCTCTGTTTCTGCTGCAAATGTTACAGATACTACTTTATCTGATGGTGACAGATTAAGAATTACTTTATGGATTGATGACGCTGCTGGACAAGGTGGCACAGGCTCTATGGCTAGTGGTGGTCGTGGAGAATTCTGGGTTAATGGTCCTAATGGCTCTCAAGGTGCAGCGCAATTAGCTTTTGCTGAAATTGTTTGCCCTAAAGCTGGACCAAATGTTAAACAACTAGTTGAATCCGCTAGAAATAACACTAATCCTAAGACTATTGCGCTAACTGGATTAGCAAATGGCGATGTTGTTTGGGTATTTGCTGGTGGTGACCAATTCGGTTCTTCTAACGATATCACAGATGTTGTTATTACATCCTCAGGGTCTATTGGTACTGTCGTAAATGAGACAGAAGACCTTAGTGGAACAAATGATGACTGGTTGGGTATTTATAAAGTCCCAATCACAGGTGCAGGAAGTCATACATTAACTATTACTTTAACTAGATCAGGTGGAACTCCTGGTACCTGGCATGCTTGGGCAATACAAGTACCTGGTGCTAGTACCCAAAGTGCAGAAGATATTGTAACTTCTTATACTTCATCTAGTACTCAAGTTGTTTCAGTACCTGTTGATGCTGATGCTTTTGTAGGATTTGCTTCTTATGATTTTGATGCTGGAACGGTTGGGACTCCAACTCCTGGTGGAGCAAATACTGTAGAAAATTCAGCAGATGCTAACTATACAGAAAACTCCCACTATTGGCTAGGTCAGGCTGCTGGTACTAGAAACTACGGTACTACCGGTGCTGGTGGTACTGCTATTAGATGCCATGCAATTGAAATTCTAGGCCCATCCTCTGGTACCAACTTAGTAGTTGCAGACGCTGCAATCGCAATAGCCGCTGATAACATTGTAGTTACTCAAGAACATATACTAGTAGTTCAAGAAGCAGCCATTTCAGTAGTTGCAGATGTAGCAAATTTAGTACAACAGCATAATCTAGCTATCCAAGAAGCTAATATTTCCACTCTGGCTGATGCCATGACTTTAGTACAGCAGCATCAACTAGCTTTGCAGGATGCCGGAATCAATTTAAGTGCCGAAGGTATGGCCTTAGTACAACAACACATCTTAGCTATTCAAGAAGCCACAATCCCTGTAGCCTCAGAAAACCTTAGTTTCGCAGGTGCTATCGATTTAATCATTCAAAAAGCTGTTATGGCTATGAGTGCTGACAATGTGAATATGTCGCAAGTTCATAACATCTTTGTGCACGAGGCTTTTCTTAGCACTGCATCTGATATGTTGACCTTAACGGTACCAGGTATAGGAGGGCCAGAAGTGCCTACTATTGCTGACCTCCAAAGACAAAAACTGGAGGTTATTACTGGGCTTACGAATCGTAGTGTCCAGGATTTGATGATGCAGTATTATGGTGGTCTAAGTGGGTTGACTCCTATTGGCTCATTTAGTATAAGTGATCACCAAAGAGTATATTGGGAGGCTCAGACTGGTCTTAACAAGCGGTCATTAGCCGACCTTGAGAAAGCATTTTATGATGTTCAGTTAATTCCCTCTGGCAGTAATGCTGACAGAGCCTACATCTATTGGAATTCTTTATAATGTTAGTACCTGCGGAAGATGGTCACTGGATTAGTGAGGAACATGATCGTATTAATCAGTTGCTACAGGAATATGATCCTCACCTTAGTTTAGCTTGGATTCCTCCTGAAAATCGTGACCCTAAAGAAGAGTTCCCATTTGCCGTTATGCATGCTCCCCCTACGCGAAAAGAGCCATATGTATTATTTCGTGTTAGGGAATCGGAGATGGATCACAGATTATTAGCCAGGGTCTATCTTGGCGATCTTACAAAGCATGATGTCCTAGATCAATTAGAAGCAGAAGAAAGAGCTAAGCGTAAGCTTCGTAATGCGGAATTAGCTGACGCTGCTGCTTTTCGTAGAGATTTAGTTAAGTCTATTGTAGCAAATAATAAGAGCACCTTTAAGCATAATGGAAAGGTGTATCCGACATGATCGTATCTGACGTCACTACTAGAGTATTGAAGCAGTTTGGTGATGAAGCTTCTGCACAAATCAATGGTGACGATATTATTCGTTGGATTAATGACGGTATTCGAGAAATTGCTGTTAAGAATAGCCTTAGTCAAGCTAGCGCCCTACAGAATGTAGTTGCTGGTACAGCAACTTATACTTTCCCTACTGATATGCTGTCAATGCAAACTCTGTATTTTGATGGTCTTCGTATTCCATTTTTGAAGCGCCAGGAGTATGATCAATATGTTAATTCTAGTGATCCTAAAGAAGAGTTGACTGGTACCCCTACCCTATGGACTCGTTGGGGTAGGCAATTTACACTATACCCTGAGCCTGATACGAGTATTACCAATGGAATTAAAATTCTTTATATTCAAACTCCTACTGCTGTAGATGACCCTACTGATGCTTTACCATTCCCTACGGAGTATCATAACCGTATCGTAGAATATGTCTTACAGCAAGCTTATGAAGTTGATGAAGATTGGGATGCATCCTCTCAAAAGAAGGATCAACTTTCTGAGGGTTTAGATATCCTTAAGTATCAAGAAGAACATGTGGAGCGAGAAACTTATCCGACAATTACAGTATTGGCAGATGATATGTAATGCCCGGAGAAGCTCTTAGACTAGGTCCCTTTACTGGTGGCATCAATCAATTATCCGACCCTACTGCCTTACAGGATACGGAATTAGTTGATGTTATTAATATGGAATTAGACTTAGATGGTTCTTACATCTCTCGTCCTCCGTTATTTGACTTAGCTGAGCCTTCTTCTGGTACTGGTATGAAGCTCTTAGGTTGGTATATTACTGATGCACATACTCGCCTAATTGGTCAAAATTCAACCTCTGTCTGGTCTTATGAGAGTGGTGCATGGACTGCCATTGTTGGTACTGGAACTTTAAAATGCACTGCTATGGTACAATATGACAATATCGCTTATCTCATTGCTACTCCTGACTCAGCCACAGATGGTGGTAGTATTAATGATTCTCTTGGTTTTAGTGCTATTGCTGCTATTCCTCGTGGTGGTAGTGCAGTAGTTCATAAAGAGCGACTATTTATTGTACCTGGCTCACTTAAGACAGGCTCAGATGCTAGTTTACTTAAAGGTTCTGCCCCTGCTAACTTCTCGTCATTCCCTATCAGCGTATATATCAACAAGGGTGATGGTCAGAAATTAATTGATATTCTAGTCTATAATGATAACTTGCTACTCTTCAAGAATGATTCTACATATGTACTAGCATACGACTCTGATCCCGCTGACGCTATTACCCGTAAAATCAACTCTAGCATTGGTGTAGCTTCATATGGTTGTGTTGTTCCCTATGAGAACAACTTGTATGTACTGCATCGCAATAATGTCTATGAGGTAGTTAATTACGATTTTGCTAAGATCAACTCTAAAGTACCCTTTGTTTTTGATGCTACTAAACCAAATCCTTGGGTCAATGAGACTTATGTGGGAATCATCGGCGACCGTTTGATAGTGAAATACTTTGCTAGAATTTATGTTTTTGGGCTTAAATCTAAGGTATGGACTAGATGGGATACTGGTTCTCGTTATATTGGTATTCCTGTAGCCAATCCTATTCGTGGTGAAGTTAATGCAGTACCTGAGTACACAATAGCGAGTGCTAACTCAGGATCTGATGCAGTTTATTCTATGCGAGATGTTTTTGATAGTGCGCATAGCGAAACTATTACTATGTTTATTCAAACTAAGAACTATGATTATGGTGTTCCTCAAAAGTACAAACGGCTGCTATGGTGGGGTGCAGATGTTTCTACTGTGAAAACAGTATATGGCACTGTTCAAGCTATTATAGTTAATTTTGGTGTTACTTGGGATGAAGCTTCTGATTACACATGGAATCAGGTAGCTAATAATACATGGGGGCAACCATTAGCGGCTCCTGTTATTGTTCAAACTACTGTAAATGCACAACCTGCGCCTAGGAAGTTTGTAAAATTTCCTAAGTCTATGCGTTTTAGGCAAATTAATTTTCAACTTACTTTAAGTTATGATGGTACTAATGCTACAGGGCCTGTGCGAGTATTTACGTTAACGACTATCGTAGGTACTAAGCAGGATGTCTCTAAGAGCTTGACTTAGGTGGTAGCATGTTTAATAGCTATGCAGCAGGGTCGAAGACGTATCGGGGTGTTAGTTCAGCCCCGCATATTGGACCACATATGAGTCTGGAGGGTTATGCTGAGAGGGATAAAACTTACCAGACTAGGCGTAGGAATAATGCTTTACTGAGACGTATTCAAGCTAAACAAAAGAATAGGTTTATGTCAGCGGATTATTTATCAGCACCTGAGGGGAGAACCCTTTAAATGGCTAATCAATCCCAGGAAGGTAGTGGCACTACTAGGGAGGTTACTCCTAGGCGTACTACTAGCTCATTACCGCCTCAAAGGGCCAGCACTGTCCCTATTTATCGGCGTCGTAGGACTAGGACTAGATCTAATAGGTCAAATAGGTCAAGGAGTAATCCTTCTTACACTAATAATGATAGGTCGCATGGTCGCCGTGGCGCAATTATGCGCAGAAGGTCTAGGTCTACTTCTCGCCCTGCTACTCCTGCTCGACCAGTAACTCCTCCTAAGCCGAAGATTCCTGATGTTAATACGTACCTTAAAGGTGACTCTACTTATCAGCGCCAGTTAGCAAGCTATGCTAAATCACTTTCTGATTTCTTAGCAGAGCAGGGTTTAGCTAGGACTGACTATAATACTAATTATGCTAATACGCGTCGGGATATTGGTTTATCTAAGACTGATGCTTTAGGCGATCTTGAGAATGACTTTGCGGCTCGTGGTATGCTTCAGTCTAGTTTATATTCTCAGGGCTTAGGTGATCTTAATCAACAATATCAGAACCAATACCTTGATCTTGATAAGGCTCGTACTTCTTTCCTGGATCAGCTTGCTCAGGATTTAACTAAGTACAGAGGTGAGCAAACTGTAGGAACACAGAATGCTAGGGCGGAGGCAATTCGTCGTAGAGCGGAGAAATACACCTAATGACTACTAAGTCTGAAATTGGGTATAGAAGCAATACGGTTGCTTCTACGCTTAAGC